TTACGCGCCCGGGTTCTTGTAGAGGCCGCGCCAGTCGATGGCCTTGGCGCCGAAGTCGAGGCGGCACTTGATCTCGACGCCGTCGACGTCGAAGCCGTTGCGCGTCTCGATGTACGCGCCCTGCTGACCTTCGAGATAGGCGTACTCGATGGTGTCGATCTGGTTCGGGCTAGCGGCCAGATACCAGGCGGTCTCGCTCGCCGCATCGAGCCGGGGCTCGCTGATCGGCGCCAGCGTGCGGATCGACTGCGGCACGACGCTGGAGGTCGCGGCGGGCACCAGGTTCTGGGCGACCAGCTGTTCGGCCTTCAGTTCGAGCGAGGCGGGCACGATCAGGAAGGCGGGGCGAACGTTCAGCACCGTCTTCTTGTCAAGCCCCGTCTGCTTGGCCATCGCCGCCCGCGCCGCACCGACGCTGCTCACGTCGAGCGCCGCGCCGGTGCCCGCGAGGTTCTTGTGCGTGGTGTGGAACAGCGCGTTGCCGTCGGCCATCGCCGGGTTCGAGGTGATGATGCCCCAGACCACGTCCGACTCCAGCTGCGCGATGGAGTTGCCGTACATCGCCGGGATGCGGGTGAAGGCGTCGAGATCGTCGTTGATCAGCGTCTGGCGCGTGATCGCGACCACCCGGCCATAGGTCTTGACCTTGTAGCTCTCCTTGCTCTCGCCGAGCGTCCCGCGCTTGAACTCGCCGCTCTCGCCGACTTCCAGCAGCTGCGGCGCCTCGCCGAGCTGGACGCGGTGCATGGCCTTGAAGTCGGTGGCGAGCACCTGGCGGCAGAACAGCATGAAGGTGCGGGGATAGGCCTCGTAGGCCTGCCGCAGGGTCTTGTTGGTGACGGCCGACAGGATTTCGGGGAAGTCGGAGGTCGAATGCAGGGCCCGCGTCGCCACCTCGTCGCGCGACAGGCCGCGCGTGTTGACCCCGGCATTGCCGAGGCTCTCGCGGGCGAGTTCCAGCAGCGTCATGCCGCGATACTGGCGCGCGGCGTCTTCCAGCTGGAACAGCGTCGGGCTGTAGCGGTGCAGCAGCGCGTTCGCCACCGCGTCACGGCGGGTGATGCGCTCGTCCCGGCCGCCGAGCGGGACGGAGACATGCGGGAAGGTCCGGGTTTCGTCGGACTTCGCGGCGACCTGGTCGAGGATCAGGCGGCGGGATTCGTCGACGCTGACGCCGCGCTTCACCAGATCCTCAGCGAAGCCGCGCTCGAGGTTCAGGCGGCCCGCGAGATCGTAGATGGTGGAGACGCGGTCGCGCTCCGCCTCGCGGGCGCGGGTCGCGACCGCTTCGGTGTCAGTGGCCTCGGGCTTCGGCGCCTTCGGCTGGCTCCGCGTCTCACTTGCTTGGACGTTCGGTTCGCTGGCGGCGACCTTCGGGTCGGGCGTAGCCGCTTTCGGCTCGGGCATGATGGTGTCCTCGGTTGCGACCGGCTCGGTCGGCTGGGTGGTTGCGGGGATTGCGGCGTCGCTCGCCGGGGCTTCGGTCTTGTCCGTCATCGGGATCGGTCCTTTCGTGGTGGAAGGGGCGTCCCGGCGGTGGAGGACGCAGTCGTGAAGGGGATGCTGGGCGCGGAAACCTGCTGCGGGATCGGCGCCGACGGGCACGGCGGAGACCTCGAAGGGGGTCCAGTCCACCGCGCGCCAGAGTTCGCGGGCGGCCTCGGGCTTCGAGACCTCGAAGCGGTGGACCTGATAGCCGATCGAGACCGCCCGGATGTGGCCCGCCTGGATGTCGCGCCAGATCGGCTCGACATCGGCGCGTTCGCTGATCCGCACCAGCGCGATGCCCCGGCCGTTCTCGATACGGGCCGAGCCCGGCACGACCGAGCCGATCACCGCATCGAGTGTGTCGAGCTCGTGCACCTTCAGGAACGGCGCGCCCGCGTTCAGCCGGTCGAGCCGCACATGGGCCGGGTCGAGGCTCAGTTCCTCGTCGTAGGGCTCGCCGAAGAAGGTCGCGCGCCGGACGCGGGCCCCGGCCGACCAGACCACCTCGACGGTGCGGCTGTCGGCATCGGCCGTGTTCGGCGCAAGCTCCGCCGACCGGCGCATGGCCGGCAATTCGATCATCGTGTCCATGAGGTCAGTCCTGTTGGTCGACCTGCGCCGGGTCATTGTCCGCGTCGGCGGCCGGGTCGTCGGTGTCCGGATCGGTGGTTTGGGCGCTGCCGGTCTTGGTGACGCGGCGCGGGTCGCTGTCGAGCACCAGCCCCAGAGCGTCGAGCTTGGCATTGGTCGCGGCGATCTCGGCCAGCACGGCATCGGGGTTGCGGCCCTGCCGCGCGATCACCTCGGCCAGCGTCATGGTGCCCGAGCGGATCGACAGCAGGTTCGCCATCGCGTCCTTCTGCGGATCGACCGCCTCGAACTTCGGCGGAGACCATTCGACCGGCACGATGGGCGACGGGATCTGGCCCGCCGCCCATGCGGCTTCCGTGAACCAGCGCCACACCGGCGCGCAGAACATCGGGATGAAGAGCTGCCACTGCACCGCGTCGATCTGGCGGCGGAACTCCACGAGCCCCGCCCGGATCGAGGAATAGTTGACCTGGCTGAGATCGCCGGTCAGCAGCTCGTAGGGCACCCGGAACCCGGCCGAGATCGTGTGCAGGCTGGCGCGCTTGTATTCGCCGTAGCCGCCGGTGGCGGAAGGCTGGTTGAAGCGGATGTCCTTGCCGCCTCGGGCATAGGCGATCAGCCCCGGCTCGAACTGCTCGACCCGGTTGCCATCCGCGTCGACCACCGAGGGTGCGATGCCCTGTTGCGCCTCGTCGTCGCCGAAGACGATGGCGGTGACGCAGGCCTCGGTCTTCTTGCGGACCAGTTCGGCCACCTCGTAGTCGTCGAGATCGCGCAGGCTGCGGATCACCGGCGCGCCCCAGGGGACGCCGCGCGCCTGCGTGCGCTGCTTCTCGTAGACATGGGCGATCTCGGTCGCTGGCACCGGGCGGCTCTGCAACCCGTTCTGCAAGGCGCCGTACGCATCGCCCGGATGCTCGGCATGCAGCCAATAGGCCCGGCGCTTGCCGACCGGGTCGAACTCGATGCCCTGCACGAGACGGCCCGCGCCGAGGGCGCCGGACTTGGTGGCGTCGAGGAAGTCGGCCTCGAGCACCTGCAACTGCAGCGGCACGGGCAGGCCGTCGCTCGCGCGCCGGAGGCGGCGGCGCACCAGCACCTCGCCCGCCTCGACCATCTCGCGGCAGATCAGCGTCTGCAGGCCGTAGAAGTCGAGCTGACCATCGGCGTCGCACTCCGCCGTCCAGCGCTCGAAGAGCCCATCGACCTTGCGGTCCAGCGTGTCGTCGCCACTGGCGGCGCGCGGCATGATGCCCGCGCCGATGATGTTGTTGACCAGCACCGCCACGGCCTTGGCCGCATGCGGATTGTTGCGCACCAGATCGCGCATGCGGTCGCGCAAGAGCGCCCCGGCGACGCCGATCTCGGTGTCGGCCGAGGATCCAGGCGCGCGCCAGCCTTCGGTGCGACGTCCGCGCGCGGCGCCATCGTAACCGCGCGTCAGGGTCTCGAAGGCTTGTCGCGCCATCACGCGACGTGCCGCCATGCGCGGCGCCACCGTGGCGATGGCGTGGTCGAACCAGGTCGCCGACATCACCGATCCCCGCGGCTGAAACCCGCGAGCCCGGCCACAGGCAGCGGACGGCCCACACCCGTGACGGCGCGCTCTATGGTCCGGATGCGGGCGAGCAGATCCTCGGCCGAGCCGTAGTCGACGGATTTGCCATCATAGCTGACCCGGGTCGTGCCGCTGGCATAGGCGCGGCGCAGCGCCGAGAGCTCGGTTTCCGTCCAGTCGGTCATCAAAACCATCCTCCGCGCCGTCCGAGCCAGTCGGAGCGGCGTTTGCCCTGCGGGGCCTGTCCCGGCCGGTTGATCTGCCCGGCGGGATCGGTGTCGGTGGGGGCCGCCCCGAGCTGATCCTCGAGGTCACGCCATTTCTCGTCGGGCCAGCGGTCCGCGCCCGCGATCCAGGCGGCGGCGCGGGCATAGACCCGGCAATCCAGCGCCTCGTTGCGCTCGCGCAGCTTCTGCCATTCCAGCCGGGCGAAGCCGCGCTTCGTGCGCACCGTCACCAGCTGTTCGGCCACGAACTGCTTCAGCCATTCGTTCTCGACCCAATGCGGCAGGTGCACCGAACCGGGCGGGAACGCTGCACCGTCGGCCAAGTCCTCCTCGGTCGGCCGCGCCAGCCGCAGGAAGCGGTAGGTCTCGGCCTTGAAGGTCGACACTGCCACGGTCCAGAGCCGCGCCCCGCGACGAAGGCGTTTGCCGCCCTCGGTCGCGTCGACGAAGGTCGGGCCCGAGACGGGGCTCGAGCGGTTGAACCCCTCGACGCCCTTGACCGGCGACACCTGCCCAAACCCCTGCGCCCGCGACCAGGAATAGACCGCCGGGGCCTCGTAGCCCGTGTCGATGGCGAGCCGCGCGATCCTGAGATGCGCGCCACGCTCGTGGGGCCAGGATCGGTCCAGCAGCGCGGTCAGTTCCGACCAGGCGTCATGCCGGTCGGGCCCGCCCTCGATCACGACGTGATCGACGAGCCAGCTTTCGAGCCCACGACCCCAGGCCCAGACGTCGATCTCGATCCGGTCCTTCTGCACGTCGGCCCCGGCGGTCAGGAACAGCCCGCCCGCAGGCACTGTGCCGGATGTCCACCGCTCGCGCCGGTCGTAGAGCCGTTGCCAGTCCGGGGCTTCACCGGTCTCAACCCATGTCTCGCCGAGGATCGTGTTGCGAAACGCCTTGATCGCCTCGTCCGACCCTTGTGCAGCGTCCCATGCCCGCACGATCCGCTCCCAGCTCAGCCAGCCGATCGGCGAGTAGAGCGCCGAGAGGTGATACCCGACCGTGGTCGGATCGGCCGCCGCGGCGGTCGCGCGCCATTCGCCGCCCTCCAGCATCTCCGTCTTGTGGTGTTCCGCGATGGGCGTGTCGCAGCCCTCGCAATGATACTCCGCCGTCTCCGGGCGGCCCTTCTGCCAGCGCAGTCGGTCGAATTTCAGCCACTGCATCGCGCCGCAATGCGGACACGGCACGAAGAACCGCCGCTGGTCGCTGGCCTCGAACTCCCGCTCGATGCGCGACAGCCCCCGGATCGTGGGCGTCGAGGCCAGCAGCACCTTGCGCCGATGGGCGAAGGTCAGCGACCGGGCCTCGGCCAGCGTTACCGGATCGCCTTCCTCGTCGGCCGAGGCCGGATAGGCGTCGACCTCGTCGAGGAAGATGTACCGCGCCGGGGTCGAGCGCAGTCCGACCGCCGAGTTCGCCCCGGTCATGATCAGGATGCCGCCCGCGAACTCTTTGGACAGCATGGTGTTGCCCGCGTCGCGGGATCGCGCGGGCTTCACCCGCTCCCGCAACTCGGGGCTCTCGTCGATCAGCGGGTCGATCCGCTGGCGCGAGTTGCGCTTGGCCAGTTCCACCGTCGGCTGGA